GAAAAATTATCTATACCATTCAGTTTTGCACATCAGTGCACAACTAAATGGTGTGTAAGTGTAAAGGCAGCTCAAGATGAATATGAACCCATTGGTTGACCTACTTCGTAAGAAATTAGGTTACCCTCTGGAGTTTCAAATTGTCTTGTTGATAGAATATGATTTCAACCATCGGCAACTTCTTTAGATATTGCTATCTCAAGAAGTCTCCTTTGGAGTGAAATCGGAAATCTATCAGTAGCTGATGACAGGTCTATAGATCAAAACATATTTCCATCATCCTTTCATTTATTTGTTGGATCTTGTGTGAAAGTCCTATCACATGGAAGATTGTTCAATTTCTTGAATATCTTTTCATGTATAGGTTTTAAGAATAATTGAGTATAGTAATCTACTATAGCAACTATTCTTAACTTACACTCAGGATCGTAAATAAATGAAAGTTTACCTAGCTTTTGAGAAGGAAATCCTTTTTCTCAAGCATAGTTATACTGATCTTGGAAATAATTAATCCCTTTTTCATCTGTAATCTTAAATATAGATGCCATAAGGTCATATGAATAAGACAATAAAGAACTGTATGCAGTCTTTGTTGCTTTTCCATTTGGCCCTGCCTTATTTGATATATAAATTGATTTCATATCAAATTCAGGTTTTGACATCTTAAGATTATAGTTGTTTACGAATTCTTTAATAAAACCTGTAGGTATTGTTTTTAATACCTTACCAGGTTTTGTTATTGATTCGTAATCGGGTTTAATTTTAAGTTTTTCTTTTCCTTTAGCTTCTAAAGTTCTACTTAAAGTTAAGATAGTCATTAATAACTTCTTTTCTTCAAGAGAACCAGAGGCTAGAGGTTTAAGAAAACTTAATTGTTTTGGTCACCCCTCGGTATCTAAACCTATTTTAAGTTTATTAAATAATAATGGAGATCCACATATGTACCTAGTACAATGTAATCTACAAGCTTTTAAATATTTCACTGTCTTTAAAAGACCTTGATTATTTAAAAGATTATTTAATAATTTAAAATAGGGGTTCAGATAATCTACTGGATTAAGAGTTGGATAGATTATATTACATAGCTTAACTGTTATGTTATATAAGTTTCTATTCATTTTAATTTATTTTAAAATATAGACTCTTAATTTGGTTTTATCTTGGACCTTCGAACTTTGGTGGAAGGTTTACCTTGTAGGTACTACCTACAATTGGCCCTTTATAGATCATATGATGATAAAGGGGCAAAAATTACAAAACCTCTTGTTAGAGATCTTCCGGGTAATCTTTTATTATAAGATTACCCGGAAAATCTCTAACAAGAGGTTTTGTAATTTTTGCCCCTTTATCATCATATGATCTATAAAGGGCCATTTATAGGTAGTACCTATAAGGTAAACCTTCCACCTAAGTTCGAAGGTCCAAG